CCTCCTACGAGCGCACGCTATGAGGCCCGATTCTCCACGAATCATCACGTCACGAACGTCGCCAATAGTCTTCGAGCACAAGGCACCTCTGTACGATTCGCCCCAATCCTCAACGAGGTCGAGCGTCTCCTCAGACGCGCTTCGTGTCTTGCCTTCACCGCGGCCTGCTAGGCGCAGCCAAATAGGCTCGCAATCGTCCGGTCGGAGCTGATTATCTCGAGCCCACAGTTGCCAGCAGAGAGCGAGTTGCTGCACTTCACCGTCCGTGAAATGAGTTAGTGCGGTATTGACCGCGCCCCACCCGGCTCTTGCTCGCAACTGATAAAGATCGCGAGCGGCTTCGCGCAGAGCATTCATCCTTCGAAAATCAGCACGTTGCCGGCTGACCCCGCATCTCCGTCTTGAAAGGTGCCGCCGCCATCGAACCCGGTGCCGCCAGCACCGCCCGGTGCAGTAATGGTGCCAACTCCGCTCTGGTCTCGGGTGACGATGAAGACAGCCCCGCCTCCGCCGCCGCCTCCTCCGCCGTTCCCAAGAGCATCTGGGCCCGTATAGCCGTCGCCGCCAGCACCGCCCGCAGCTCAAATCTCACCGTTGACGACAAGCTCTGGTGTCCAGATTGAGATGACGCCTCCGCCTCCGCCTCCGCCTCCGCCCTCAGAACCGCCCGAGCCGCCGCCGGCTCCTCCTCGAAGGAGGGCTTCAGTGGCCGCATGGATCGTTCCGAAGGCTGCTTGCGTGTGTCGAAATCCGCCCGCCGTAGCCGTAGGTTCGGTGGCCGTGCCTCCAGCCCCACCCGCTCTAGTGGTGGTGCCTGAGTCCTCGCCGTCGCCGCCGTCGCCGCCGGCCGCTCCTGCAGAGTCGGTGGCCGCTGTGCCGGCAACACCCGCTATCTGCCCACCAGGAGCAGTAGCGCCATCAAAACCTGCGCCAAGAGAACCCGCTGCAGCGCCGACTCCACCAAGTGCGCTCTGCGCATCATCTTCACCGTCTGCACCATCATTGTGGATCACTCCGCCGGCCTGTGTCTCGACGAATTCGGTCGCGAAGATTCGAAAACCGTTAGTAATGAGAATCCCCGTCGAAGACACCGCCAACGACGTATAGTACATGTCTCTCGTCAGCGTTGTTGTGCCGCCCGTAATCGTGGCGGCTCCATCCGATCCGTCTCCGAACTTCCCGCTGCTTGCATCTGTACGAAGGTAATCGAGCCACTGATAAAAGTTGTTTAGAACTTGATTATCATTATCAGCGTTGTAGGAGAGCCCGGCCACCTGGCCCTGCGCGGCTGCAGCTGTGGACAAAGATGTGTTCTTAGTCGGCGAGCCCAGACGCGGACCGCTAGCAAAGTTGGTATCAGTTGCCCATGCAATGGGATCATCAGTGGGACGTGGCATTACAACCTCGCAGCAATTAGAGCAGCACCGGGAATCGGGTCCTGCGCGTAATCAGTAAATCCGGAGCCGACCCCGGTGTTCTGAGCGTATTCGCCAATAAGATATGTGGGTTGGTAAGACACTGCTTCCAGCAACCTACCCCCGGGGGCAGCTTGCTGCAAAAACTGCACAAGCAGAGCCTCGTCTTCGACTGCGACAGCGCCGCCGATCTCTATTTCGTTTGGGTAAATGTTTCGATAGTGAAGAGGGGGAGCGCCCGTCCACGCTTCGAACACCTGAAGAAGGGCCGATCTCGTGCCTGAGGACGACAGGATACTAATCGACCTCACACGAATCGCTCTTCGAAACCTCTCGTCACTCAAGCCAAGTCTAGAAAGCCCAACCTGGGCACCTAAGATATCAAGTTGGTTACCTTCGGCAATATCGAGGTCAAAAGCGCTCTCGATTTGCTGAAGAACAGCGAGTTGATCTTGGTACAGGGCGTCGATGATTTGGCTAATGGCTTCAAAATGCGGCACATCTCGATTGATGTACAGCCACAAAGCTCCGAATACCTGGCCGCCAACGCCCCAGATATTATCTTCGCTGCCCCAGCCGCTCATCCACCCCTCGATAGCACGCGAAAGTGCGACACGGTGGCGTCATAGGAAGAACCGTTTTGCTGCTGAAACGCAATAGCAATTCGGTCTTGGAGGTCCAGGTAGCCCGAACTCGTGAAACCCTGTTGGGCTCCTAGCCAGGTGTCCACCCTAGTCATGTCTTGCGGCTCCGGAAATCCTCCTGAATAGGTCCCGATTGCTGCCTCAACCATCACGCCAGAGCGGAAAATCAAAGCCACGACATCGGGTGTGGCCGGTAGTCTTGCTCCGCTAATGTAAGTGAAGTCAGTAGATCCTTCTCGAATGCCTGCGCTGAGGACGCCGCCATTTTGCTCGAGTGACGCAGCGAGGCGCTTCTCATCAATCTTCGCTGTGTTCGAAGTGATGTCTGTGGGAGCAGACCCGTCGTTTTCCGTATAGCTGCCTACAATGACAGCCTGTTGGTTGGTTGCGATCGTGTTCGTCACAATTCGAATCTGTAAGCAGTATTCGAGCCCTGGCTCAGGGTCTGTGCCCAGCACATCTGCCCAGTCAGCAAAAATGTGCGGAGCCTGCTGAGAAGTTGCATTGAAGTTCGATGTGGTCGAGGCCCCTTCAAATTCTAAGCCTGTGGATCCGTCGGTCTGGAATGTTGTGACCGTGCCCATGGCAGTGTTGCTGTTGGCGTCTCCAAAGTTGCTGGTCCAGGTGCATGAAGCCACCTGCCCGGAGTTGCTAGTGTCGTTATCGACCACCACCGTGGGGTTAGTACCGGTGGCAAGATCCACAGAAGGGGCGGCCGCAAAATCAGCAAGGTACCTCTCTATCCAACCCCCTCCGCCGCTCACGCTGTCGCCAATAGCGGCGGTCCAGCCAGCGGTGGTATTGGTGCCGGTTTTTCTGTAGAGAGAGTCGCCACCATCGAGGCGAATTGCCAGATCTCCAGCGCTGCCGATCCTGTTGCCCTCTGGAGTGCCCTCCAGCACATGCAGCAAACGGACGCCGCTGTACATGGTTCGGAGTGCCGGTGCCGATGATTACAATTCCGGCTCCGTCAGTATTGGCCTCGTCGAGTGCGGCTTGAATAGCAACTGTGTCGTCCGCGACTCCGTCCAACACAGCGCCAAACTCTGTGGCGGATTTGAACCCCTTCAACCGCCCACGGAACTTCCTCAACATATCGTCGACGAAATTCCCATATTCGGCTGTGAAGAATTGGGGAATTCTGGTAGCAGCAATAGCTCCGCGTAGATTCCCTGCGTTGTCGTAATTTTGCTTTAGAGTTACGAGATACGCAGCAAACAGGCTTTCGAAGTCATCAGCATCGATGTTTGGTGGAGTTGAACTAGCCATGATTACACCTCAACAATAGTGAGCCGAGCATCGTCGTACACTGCTCTTTGGCGCAAGCTGATGCTGCGCTTGGCATTGGAATAAGCGTCCCCGACTCCGTCATCGGTAGAGAGCTCTATCGTTATCGCATCGATGCCAGGCACGTCCGCAGCGATGATGGCGCAGGCCACTTCGACAGGCAGCGCATCCTTGCCAATGATCCAGGACGAGGTAGCGAACGCGGCGAGGGCCGTTTGGACGGCCGATGTGAGATCGCCAGCGGCCAGTCCTGTCTCCTCAGAGGTGCTGGTAGTCAAAGTGGCGCGAATCCACATGTCAGTCTCGGACACGCGATCGAAAGAGTACGTCTGCTGAAACGTGTCTGTGCCCAGCACAACCGACACGTCCGTGCCGTAAAAGAGGCTGCCTGCTGGACCTGACTGCTGGATCGCCTCTGCTACCGCAGCATCGTCTCCCCCTTCTACCACTACGTTGATAGCCCACAGCGGGATGCCTGTAGCGGGGTCTGGATCTCCGAGAGCTGGGTCAACATGGTGCCAAGCCCGAGCGTAGGTCACTCCTGTGACCGAAAGAACATTTGCGTCGATTGCGGCCAACGGCCCCGATGCTCGGCGGAACCTCTCGATTTCCGCTCGGGCTCTAAACTCCGTGTCTGTCTCTACTCTGCGCCCAGCAATGGGCTGACTCGTGTCGTCGAAGGAATCGAACCCAGCGAGAACGTCAACCAGAGACCAGGCCCCCAGAGTCGAGACATCGATAGGTTGGAGGGCGCTTGAGCGGAGTCTGACGTCCGTGATCGTTCCTGCGCCGAGGATAGCGTACGGGCCTCCAATGACAGAGAACTCGAATCCTCCTACAGAGACTCGAAAGCCGTCAGTCAGGGTAGCGGCGGCACTGAAGGTAGCGGTACCGAGCACTTCGGCCCGAGCTGCCGGCAACCGGCTAATGCCAAGCAGGCTATTCCTCTGATCCAGATGTACGCCTTCGGCCAAACGCGGATCAAACGCTTGGTACATCTGCTGAATCTTCTCTTGAATCAGCTGATTCGGAGTCGCTATCTGTCTCTGCATCTGCCCAGCAGATGAATCTAGACTCGTGGCTATGGAGGTACTGATGCTAGAGCGGAAATTCTCTTGCACCCCGTCTAGAACTTCGTCGAATGTCTCGACCGACACACCGCTGCTGTTAAACTCCAAAGGCATTAGCTCGGCTCCTGCAGAATCTGCTGCAAAGTGACTTCAAAATCTCGCCCTTGCACTTGCACCGAGATGGTGGCCTTGCGAGTTGCGTTATCAAAATCAATGGCGGGAGGCTCCGTTATGGAATCCACGCCTTCTACAGAACTGATCTGGTCGTACAAGAAAACCACAATGCTCTCGATGGGCTGCCGCCCGAACACAGTCTGCTCCCAAGGAAAACCCACAGAGCGATCAAACGGAGATTCTCCGAGCCAGGTCCCTACTTTGTAGGTGATGCGCTGCGCCACGGCCGCTTGATGAGTTTCTGAGGTGTCCCCGATTAGGTCGAAGTCATCTACTCCGTCTGTGGTCGTGAGGACAAGATCGTAAGATCCTCCTCCCACGGGCTCGATACGAAAGTCGCTACTCATTCGACGAACACCTTGTTGGAGAGCCAGGTAGCAAGTGTGGCCACAAGTGCTGTGTTGGCAGCGATTGCCGCAAGTATATACGTTCCATTGATGAGGGGAGTAGCAACTGCGGGCACCCCGCCAGTGGCCGTAGTCCAGACACCGCCGGCAGTTGTTAGCGCCGTAGTGTACGCAGTAAACGCTGCGGAGACGGGAGTCCCTCTAAGGGCAGGGCCTGCGGCAGCAGCAGCTGCCCCCAAAGCGATTATCGGAGCCTCGATGGTCCGAGCAGCAGGATTCACCGGAGGGGGAGAGCGAGTCGCCGCTGGCGATAGGCCTGGGAAAAACACAGCATCCGCGGGATCGTGTGCACGGCCATCAACAGGATCTACCGATCCCGCTGCGCCGCCCACGCGACCTCCGGGAGGAGTAGAGTACCAGAGGTCCAGAGCGCGGTCGCAAAAAACGCACAATCCGCTGTCGCCGGGAGCCAGTGGAGCATAGTCGTAATGAGTGGCGCCCTGCACCCAAGCCACTTGCGCAGCCGGGATGATAATCGGTGCCTCCGGAGTCTCGACTTCGCCAGCTGGCGTGTCCTCTGACCGAATGGGCAGGTATCCTATCTGAACCTGCGCCGTCTGAGTCAGAGGATTGTAAGCAATAACCGAGCCAGGTGCAGCGACTCGCAGGCCCAACTCCGTCAATCGCTTCATTTTCTTGAGCGTATCGAACAGGTTTTCGCCCGCATCAGCTGCGTCAACCCCGTCTCGTCTGTCCGTAGTGCTCATATTAGAGAACCCGGCCTGTTATCACAGAGGTCCAGGGTGATGTCCCGCGTGTCTCTCCAGAATGTACCACATGCTCTACTCTAAGAGCGGTTGCGCGGAAAGTCACTTGGCCCCCGGGGACTACGTTAGGATCCATAAAGACACGTAGGCGAAAGATGCCAGATCCGTCTTCCTCGGCGGGGCCTACAAGTATTCTCTCGCTGATTACGACGCTGGGTCGAGTAGGGTCCACGACTCCTCTCTGCGCCATGTGCACCTGGCCGTCTCGGATCCACCAACGGGCTCTGAGCCTCCTGGCCGCAGCATCTAGCAGCTCCGCCGCGGAGCTAGAACCTGTGGAAGTAAACGGAGTGTTTGCATAAATGCTGGTGGACAAAACCGCCCCTACCGAAGGCGAGAGCGTCAGGCTCATGGCCGACGCCGCGGCGGTAATCATGGTGCTGGCAGCAGAGGCAATCGTCGGGGGCAGGCGTAGTTGCACATCTGTGAACACATCGCCTCCGTCGTCAGCCTCGGCCACTGACCAAACAGAAGATCTGCGCTGAACCTGCGTCCTGAAGGATCGGAGATTACCTTTGAATAATCCTCCCAAAACGTCTTTATATCCGGCTCTGGCCGTGACAGTGGTTACCTCAGGAGCGGATGTTCCGAGCTCACTGAACGCCCTGTTCATTAAAGACGCTCTATCAGGATCGAGATTTTCAATTTCAAACCGGGCTGTGTCTGGAGTCGAAGACAGAGATCTGTCGACTCTGAAACTCACATTCAGGCCCTCACCAGATCTGAACAGAATCTGCTGGCCGATCACACTAAGCGACAAGGCCCAGTCGAAATACGAGACGAACGGGACTACCACTAGCTAACCTCTCGATAGAGGAGGAGCGTGGAGACATCCAGGGTCTCTAAAGTGGCGGGCGAGCGAGAGAGGGGATCTGAAATGAAAAGCTCGCCTTGCGGTATAGCGAGGTATTTGTAGGGCCTCCACAGGTCTACCCCCGGCACCAGGGCTAAGCCCCCTACGAGCAGATTGTCTTCGAGATCTCTCGTATCCAGATACCACCGGTCGTTTAGAGCAGCGTAATACGTTCGAAGACGCACTCTAACACCATCGAGCTCGATCTCAAACTCGCTTGAGCGATTTTGAGGTGTGGCGCGTAGTGGAATGTACAGAACAGCCATTAACCCAGCCCTCCGGGATCAGGAACAGCGCTACCTGTCTGGGGTCCGAGCTGCGTGGTGCCTGCGCTTCCTAGGGTCAGGTTTTCCAAATCAAGTTGCGACTCAACAAGCCCCGCTCCGGCAATGCGAAGCTCCTGAAATCGGAGAGCCAGATTCACGCCTTGCCCCGTCGTATCGTCATACCGCTCTCGAAAAGACACACACGCCATGTCTTTGTAGGCTCGTTCCGGAGTAACGATGAAAGACAGAGAGGTTTCAAGAAAAGTCTTGAGTTTCAGGAGCTCCCGTTTATCCAAACGGGCTGCGCCCACGTTAGAAAGAAGGGGCGCATTGAGCGGATTCGCACTGAGCATGCCTGTGAGCATCAATTGATCAGGTTCTCTGATGCGGTTTTGTGCTGTAAATCGCTCTACGGGATTTCTAACCACGGTCCAGCGACGCTCCAGTTCCTCCGTCTCGGCCAGATCAAACGCAACTTGGTTTGGACTAGGGATGCTCACCTGCGTGAGAATGAGCGGAACGAAGCCCGCGGCCGGGTCTGGAGGCTGCATGAAAATGGTCACCGTCTTCGGCGCTAGGAATTTTCCTGCTTCTTGTGTGACGGGCATGACTACCTCGAGAAATTCACCTTAGCGAACTTGCTTGTCCGTTGGATTTCGTTTGAGAATAGATCGGTGAAGGCCTCTCGAATTTGATCCGGGATCAGATCCGGGCGGTTAGCTCCATCGATATCGAACTGCTGGCTAATGGTGAAGTTATTGTTGATTACTGCCGACAGCACCTGAGGCTGGCGATTCTGTGTCAGGTCGGACAGTGGAGCATCCGGAAGCGAATCCGAGCCTAGCAGTTGAGATAGCAGTGGGTCTGACTGCGATTGATTAGAGAAATCCTGTCCCGTCAGGCCGCTCAGTGTGCTTAGGCCCGCCTTTCGGGCCACGCTCTGTGAAGCCCCTCTAGACAGAGAGCGAGCCGCACTCTCGAGAGAGCTCGCTAGCGCTTTAGGGGTAGCTTGTGAGCTTTCGGCGAGCTTGCGAATCTCAGAGCCCAGAGATGATTCTTCAAGAGCGGTGATAGCTGCGACTAGATCAGGATCCCCCCGACGTCTCGCGCCTCTTCGTCCGCCACCGCTTTTATCTTGGCTTCCTAGCTCTTGCAGCCGAAACGCTTGGCCCTGCTCCAGCCGCCTGCGCTCCTGCTCGAATCTCAATTGATCAGCCGCCCTCCGCTGGCCGAGAGCCCCGGCCGCTGCGATGGCCGCGCCTTGGGCATCAGCTCTCTGGGATCCCCGAGTCCCAGGCGCGCCTCTAGCGCCAGTTGTATTTGTCCCCCTGCGGGCTCTGGTCACGGCTCTGGCATCCTGTCGAGCACCAATGTCCACCCCGAGCAGATCTTCCACCCCTCGGGCAAACGCCCCCTGGTTGCCAAAGAACGACTGCCTGATGGAGGTCTCTGTGTCCTCACTAAAGCCGACAGTGTCTTCCAGGTTTGAAAATGCGTTGGAGATTTGATTGATCCCGCGCACGACATCAGCGAGCACAGAGACCATGCCTCCGAAAGCGACGCCGATGTTGCTAGCGAGCTCCGGAATGTCCTGCTGAATTAGCTCTTGGTTCTCTTTGACCCACTCCTGGGTGCTGTCAGCGCCTGATTTCAGCTGCGGTACGAGTTGCTGAAAGATCGCAAGTCCCGCTCCCTGAGCAGCCGCTTTTGTCTCCTGAATGGCTAGATTCAGGTCTTTTGTCTGCTCGATGGTCTCACCATCCAGCACCTGGCCTGCCTCGCGTGCAGCTTGCGTGAGCTTGGCGACCCCTTCGGCACCTTGCTGGAAAGCTGGCAGCAGTTCGCGGCCGTCGGTACCCATGACTTCGATGACAGCAG